TAGATCATCTCATAAAACGGAGACTTACAAATGATTAAATCACTCTTCAGTATTATGTTTGCTGCTCTAATGTGGGTGCAAGTCCCACAGTGGCAGGATGATTGGTCTAAGTGTTCTGTAGATGTACCAGACACAGCATGTCATTGGTATATTACAGCACCCGATAACACCTTTGGTGAAGGATTTAGTTGGGCGAATGCCCCTTGGTTCAGTGCTGAGGGTCTCCGTGATGTTGGAGAACTTCATAACACAATGATGTCACTACAAGAAGCATGAATAACTTTGAAGTCTTTCTTTATTTCGTATGCTTCTCCTTGATTGGTGGTGCTGCCTTTGCTATGATGTGGAGTAACATTCAATCTATTAACATAGAGATGAGGACTCCTCCTCCTAAACCAAAGCATCCAGAGGCACCTGAAGCAGGTGAAGAGGTGATGTATGTAGATCTATCCAGAGAAAAACTGGAAGATCTATACAATAAATAAAACAAATTTAAAATTATTATGTCTTGTAATCTTCGCGTCAAAATGTTAGATGCTCTACTTGCTGATGCCAGTGGTAACATTGCCAAAGCAAAAGCAAACGTAGAAGTATACCTACACAATCCTGTTGGTATTGGTGAGCACCCTGATGTGCTTGCTGCTATTCAAGAGCAGGTAGATATTATTGCTCATGAACAAGAACGTATTGATGTTATTCAGAACAACTTTATCGATCATGAGTAGAGGATGTTGTGGTGCTGGATGTCCAGACTGTCCATTCAGACCAAAACAAAAATGACTTTTTGATTCCATAAAACGGGAAAAAAAATTCCCACCAAAAAAATCATCTGAAAGGTTAATCTTAAATCTAAAATAAATAGAGGGTGTAATGACCCTCTATTTTAATGCCGACGATTACATTTTACTATCCAGAAGGACCATTTGGTCCGACTTGTGATATCGTTGTCGATGATGCTGACGATGGTTCAGGTCTTCGTGATGATGGTGATGGGGATGGTGATAGGTATGTAGATACATATCCCGAATTAGAACTACCTGATCTTGATAGAATTACGGATGGAAAGACTCCATATATTAGTTTAAGAAGATGTAGAGAAAGAGTACTAGCAGATGGAACAATTGAATATTATGACTGTGTAGATAAACTTAAAGGAGACGTGGGAGTTCCTTCAGATTATCCATTAATTGAACCCAGTTACGACTGGCCAACATTTTCAAGAGAACCTTGGGGACTGAGTGATAATTTTGCTGGACTTGTAATTACTCCAGAATCTTGCAATCCACATGATCCAGATATTAATATCATCCCCACTAAGTTCTTTAAAGCAAATGGAGAAGTTGTTTTAAAAATCCCTGTAGAAAGATCTTCTCCAGTTACATTTCCTGTTAATGCTATTACTGGTGTAGATATTATTGGTGGTGGTGTTGTTGCGAATTTCTTTGGAGGTACTGGACCTGTACAAACTTTTAAGATGAGGTGGAGTGGAACATATGTAGACAATAATGGTAATCAAACTCTCTCAGCAGATGGTGGCGGTGGTAATGGTAATTATTTCCCTGCATCTACAGGTGATTGGGGGTATAGAAATGCTGGTGCTGGATATTGGACATCACCAACAGATGAAGTGACTCGTGATGAAGATATGATTAATATTGGTCCTGGTAGTGGAACTGGATTGAGAATGAATATCACATATCAAGCATGGGGTGGTAGTGCTAATTTGGTCGCATCATTCAAACAAGATGGAACAGGTATTATTGTACAAGGTACTGGTACGGGCATCATCAATCTAGACTTTGAGTGGGATGATCAAGTGAGTGTCTCTGGTCGATCAGTTGGAACATTGGTTATTGCTGGTCAAACATTCACTCAAACCAGCAGCAGCACGGGTAATCAGACTGGATCTTTCCCTGTTACAGGTGGTCAGGAATACCTCTGGACTATCACTGGACAAGCATCCACTGCTGGTTATAGGATCAAAGATGGTGCAATCCAATGGGATGACAATGCAGTCAATGGATTTGACAAAAATTCAGAGATGGTAATTACAGGTATTAGTGATGTTGTAGCTACTGGTTCTTTATTTAATGATAGTAGAATACGTGTTAATAGCATTCTAAATGCAGGAACTGGTTATGCACCTGGTGATTTAGTTTCTACGGCATTTTGGAATGATGTTATTCCTGGCACTGCAAGGAGAATGCTTGAAATTGCTACAGTTGATGGTGGAGTTGTACTAAAAGCAGAAGGTGTGGGTGATGGAAATGTTGGATTAAATTTTAAATGGGATGATAATCCAAGTACAGCAGGACAAGCATTAGGATCAGTGGAGGTTGCGGGACAAACGTTTACTCAAACTTCTGGTAAAGAAAGAGGCAAGCAGTCGGCAACTGTCACCCTTACTGCTGGTCAAGATTATCCATTAACAATCACTGGCGGTAGCGGTTTTGGTGGAAGATCGCTATCTGATACGGAGATTTGCTTTTATGATCTTGATGGTGATGATTGTAATGCAAAGTTATCAATTGCCAGCGGAGGTTATACAGAAACTGCAATTGAAAATCAAAGTGCTTGGAGTGAAGAGGCAAATAAGTATGCTGTTTGGGTAAATCCTATGGTTTGTACACTGCCCTGTCTTGAACAGTCAGTCACATATTTTGTTGATCTACCTGCTACTGAACAATATACAATTACTGGAGGTGCAGATGATATATTTGAAGTATTTTTGAACAATGAAACTGTTCCTGTCATTGGCGGTGTTGGTGGAATTTTTGACCAAGAACACGAGGAAGTACATACAGGATCATATACTCCACCATATTCAGCAACTCGAACACTGCAGCAAGGAACATTAAAGATAGTTGTTAAATGTACAAATGGTAATGCAGCAGGTGGTGGTAAAACAACACATATGAGATTTGTTAAGAATGTAATCTTGCTCCGAACTGATGGTAATGAGAATGTTGGAGATTTTGGATCTCAAGATTTTACATCTACAGATGAATATTTCAGTCCAATTGCTAGAGCAGTTGCTGAAGAATATGTTAGTGGTAGATTTGGTAGGAGTGGATCGTATCCTAATAGGGGAAGACCACCAGAACCAGGTGGCATGAATACTCATGTTCAATATTATCTTAATAATGGTGGGGCATTAACTGATGATCCAGTAGATCCAACTATTTGGGCAGCAACTAAGACAAATTCTATTGCTGTTGGATATAATGTAGGTGGACAAGATGCTTTTGGTAGGGGTAGTAGTGAGGTTGACGCAGCTGACGTTGATCAAGTATACTATCCGAGTTGCAGTCTTAATACACCCAATGGTTTTGGAACAACTACTAACGAGAATGCATACAAATGGAGTTTAAATCCTGGTGGATGGTATCTTAAAATTTGTAGAGGGTCTACTTGTGTAGCACCAACTTCAATTCCTTGGGTTAGATCTGGTCCCCATAAATCTTGGGGTGATTTTTTAGACAAATATGCTGTATATCCATCCAGTACAGATGTTTTAGTTCAGACTACTCATACTGCAGATTGGAATATTAATGTTCCCTTTACAGGTAGTTATGAGTTAGAGTACTCAGGCGATGATGACACAACGATATCATTAGATGGAACACAGTTAGTTACATCAGGTTATATTGGTCCTACATCAAACACATACACTATCAACAGCTTGTCTGCTGGTTCACATGTTATTACTGGTACTGTTTATAATGCATCACCTCCTGGTGCTTTCTGGACACAAAATCCAGGAGGAATTGGTTGGACATTAACACCTGTAAATTCTGCAACGAATGTTTCTGTTTCTTTTGACAATAGTGGTAATCTTGTTACTACTGGTGAAGGAACAGCACAAGTTCAACTTGATTTTGCATGGCAAACTATTGATGTGGAAATGACAGAAGTGTCTTATGTTAAGGGTGACGGTACATTGGTTATTGGTGAGCGAACTGTTGGCACAGTTTCTACTGGTGCTGGCACTCAAATCAGAACAGAATTAGATGGATTCTTAAATGAAAACACTGAAAAAACTGTAAATGAAGTTGGTGGATTTGATGTCCCAAATGACAGTCCTACCAAAGAATATTTAAGTTTTGGTACTATTCAACCTACAACTACAACAACTTATGTTAGGACTGCATCCATTACGATGGATTTGACTGATACAACTACATTAAAGTTTGATATTATTGCAGGGGATGATAATAATGGTGGTGAAAGACCCAATGATCTTACTGATGTATTGGAAATAAACCTGGGTAGTGGATGGATGGTTTTAGCACCATCAAGACTATATGCAAACATGGGATTTAATCAGTATGATGCAACCTATGGTAACTGGTTTACATTTGAAGTAACTGTCCCAGAATCTTCAAGGACATCTAATTTTACAATTCAATTTAGATCTACTGCTGATGAACCAGAAATTCAGGGCACTTATAATGGACTTCGCCGTAGTAGATTTTCTGAAGCATATGCAAATTGTGCTGATGTCTTTGGTCTTTATAAAGTTACTAGACTTTTTCAAGTTGATGGAGCGGCACTGGGATCAATTAAATGGTCTGGATCTGGACTTGAGTTTGCTCAAACACAAGGAGTTCCAAGTGGATCTGGTAGTGATACAGCAGTCCTTGACGGAAATACCAAATATAATATTCAAGTGTTTAATAGTATTGGTGGATTTAAAGTTCGAGACAATGGACAGAAATTATGTTTTCTTGTCTACCCTGACAGTGACGGGAGTGTTTGTAACGCTGAAGTTACTATTAATACTATTACTCAAGGAGGAGGTGGTATAATTGCATCATCCTTAGACCTTGTTGCTCCATCAGATGGAAATTTGATATGGCACACTAGAAAAGCAATTGGATACGAATATGTTGAAATCGACTCATGAAACTACCAAAAATTAAAAACGAAAATTTACCAGAAGAATTGAAGAAACTTCTTGGTGATCAGGATGCTGAGTTTGACTCTATCGTTGATATTAATGATATCATTAGTGTTGATATTGATCAGGATGTTTACGAGAAGCAGAAACTGGCGCTTGGAAAAAAACTTATGGAGTCTAGAAAAAAGCAGCAAGAATTACTTAAACAAAAAAAGATGCAAGAACGGAATACTTAACCTGTATAAATAAAACCTGTTACACATTGTAACACTCAGCACACTTGCCAAACCAGGCAGAGTGTGTTATACTAAATCCAACGAGAGACAGTCGATCTCTCTTTCATCCGTGGGTTCAACTCCACGAGTCACATACTTAAAGGTAAATTTTCAAATGATCAAAACTGTATTCGCAGCAACCGCTGCTCTGTTCGCTTCTGCTGGTGCTGCTTTCGCAGGACCCTATGTCAACGTCGAGACCAATGCTGGTTGGACTGGATCGGAGTACAACGGTGCTGGAACGGACCTCCACGTAGGTTACGAAGGCGCACTGGGTGAGACTGGTTCTTACTACGTTCAGGGCGGTGCTACCGTGCTGACTCCCGATGGTGGTGACGCCGATACCGTCCCTTCAGGTAAGGCAGGTCTGGGTCTTGGTTTGACCGACAACCTCGGTGCATATGGTGAGGTATCCTTCGTAGGTTCAGGCGACGAAGATCTTGACCGTGGATACGGAGCTAAGTTGGGCGTCAAGTACAACTTCTGATATAAATAATGTGGAGACCTTTCGTGCGGTCTCTACGAAAGTCGGAACACCCATGGGACCTCACAGAGGTCCTTTTTTATTCGGAGAAATTATGAACTTTGCTGTATACAGTCGCAATGGTTGCCCATACTGCACAAAAGTAAAACAAGTTCTTAGTGCCAAAGGATATACTTACACTGAGTATCGTCTTGGGGACAGTTTTACTCGCGAGGATTTTTATAAACAATTTGGACAGGGTAGCACTTTTCCCCAAGTTCTGCTAGACTCTAAACATCTCGGTGGATGCACCGAGACCGTCAGATATTTGAAAGAAAACAACTTAATTTAAATACTAAATAATTTTGAATTCAAATTAGGAGGTTGGTTTCCATATTATTGTAAACGGTCAGAACGGGGGAAACCATGTTAATTGCACTAGCAGTTTTAGTTACTATCGGAGCATTCATTTTAGGTATCACTGTCTCATGGTTAGCAAAAGGATACGTTGAAGATTATATTGAAAACGCTGCCTACGCTAAATCAGTTACACATCCAGAGATGTTTGATGAAGAAGGTAACATGTTACACGACGAACTCATCTACATTAGATCAGAAAACCCATATTGGAATTTTGATGACGAGGATGACGAATGAACAAAGGAGTTAAATTATGCCAAGAACTATGGAAAACAGTAACACTCGTTTACTGTTAAGTGAGATTTTGAGAAAGGTCTCTAACGCAAAAACTAAAAAGGAGAAGGTAGATCTTCTCCGTAAATATAATAGTAATGCTCTTCGTCAAATGTTGATTATCAATTTTGATGATAGTATTGTATCTGTTATGCCTGAAGGAGATGTACCGTACACTCCTAATGATGCACCTGTAGGTACAGATCACACTCGTCTTGAATCTGAGTGTCGTGGTCTGTACCGTTTCTTTAAAGGTGGTGATAATAAACTTCCTGCTTTGAAACGTGAATCTATGTTTGTTCAACTTCTAGAAGGACTATCTTCTGAAGAAGCAGAACTTCTTGTACTGTGTAAAGATGGTCGTTTGAACCAAAGTTATAAACGAATCACAAAGACTGTAGTTTCTGAAGCATTTCCATCCATTGAATGGGGAGGTCGTTCTTGAAGGTAATTTCTAAGGAGTGTGATCCATCTTTAGCAACAGATCGATCACTTCCTTATACCGCATATCTTATTGAATATCGCCAAGACGAGATTACTAAGTTTGATATTGTCTGTGGCGATAAACAAGTAGAAATTTTTGATTATTACTGGGATCTTTATAAAAAAGATTTCGTTAATATGACACAAACTGAAGGGAGAATTAATCCTAGACTATGGACCGATCCAAACGAGCCAAAGAAAGGCAAGAAAAAGTGACAGTTTACTTTGATAAGCGTGCTTTTGCAGAGAAGAACAAAGAGACTGAAGAGGAACTAGAAATCCTAAAGAAAAAAGAAGAGGGAGCAGCTGCTGTTATTGCAATTGTACTTTTCTTTGGCAAACCTTTGCTTGTTATGCTATTATGGAACATGCTGATGCCAGGTATCTTTGGTCTATCCACCATTGGATATCTAAAGTCACTTGGTTTGTATGTCCTCGCCCGTATTATTATCGATAAGAATGACTAAAGTATGTTTGATCTCTGTTACTCCTGATGCAGAGAAGACAATTGGATACATTGCTCGTGTGAGTAATCCTGCTAATCAGGAGAACCCAAAGATTGCAGGACTATTGAAGTATTGTATTAAGCATGGACA